CAATTTCCTGAATTAACAGATGAAGATTTAAATGAGATTACAAAACAGGGAGTACAAACTCCCGCTTCTCATAATAGATTTATAAACGAGGATAGCGTTTTAGATGCAAATACTATTCAAGTATTATATTTTAATTATAAAACATATAATAATGAAGTATTTAAAATAAAGAAAACTGCGTCTGGTGCTGATAAAGCTATTGCTAAAAATGATCAATTTAATCCACCTAAAGATGATAGATCAAGATTTACAAAAGAATCACGGTCTATTGAAGTAGTATATGATGGGGCGTTTATTTTAGGCACAAAAAAATTATTAAAATGGGGTATTGCTAAAAATATGGTAAGACCAAAAAGTGATACAACAAAGGTAATGATGAATTATAGTGTTGTAGCACCCCGTATTTATAAAGGCCGCATTGAATCTTTGGTTAGTCGTATTACTGGTTTTGCCGATATGATTCAATTAACTCATTTAAAATTACAGCAAGTAATGTCAAGAATGATTCCAGATGGAGTTTATCTTGACGCTGATGGCTTAGCCGAAATTGATTTAGGTAATGGAACTAATTATAACCCGCAAGAAGCATTGAATATGTTTTTTCAAACAGGTTCTGTAATTGGTAGATCATTAACTCAGGATGGAGATATGAATCCTGGTAAAATGCCTATTCAAGAATTAACATCAAATGGTGGTAATAATAAAATAAGCTCATTAATAAGTACTTATAATTATTATTTACAAATGATTCGTGACGTAACTGGATTAAATGAAGCACGAGACGGATCTATGCCTGATAAAAACGCTTTAGTAGGTGTGCAAAAACTTGCTGCTGCAAATTCAAATACAGCAACTCGTCACATATTACAGTCTAGTTTATATTTGACTGCTAAAACAGCCGAAGCAGTTAGTTTGCGTATATCTGATGTATTAGAGTTTTCACCAACTAGAGATTCGTTTATATCTAGCATTGGAAGGTTTAATGTAGGCACTTTAGACGATATTAAAAATATGCACCTGCATGATTTTGGTATTTTTATTGAATTATCTCCGGATGAAGAAGAAAAACAAATGCTTGAAAATAATATTCAACAAGCATTAGCAAAAGATCAAATATATCTTGAAGATGCAATTGATATTAGAGAAATTAAAAATATTAAACTTGCTAATCAGTTATTAAAAGTACGTAGGCGTAAAAAGCTACAACAAGATCAAGAGGCCCAACAGCGTAATATTCAAGCGCAAGCAAACGCTAATTCACAAAATACTCAAGTTGCTGCACAAATGGAAATTCAAAAGAATGAAGCTATAACAAGTCAAAAGGCTCAGCTTATTCAAATGGAGAGTGAACTTGAAATGCAAAAAATGCAGCAAGAAAAAGACCTTAAGAAAGAACTTATGAAATATGAGTTTGATCTTAATATGGCAATGAAAGATAAAGAATCTTCAATGCTTACTGACAAAGAAAAGTACAAAGAAGATCGCAAAGACGAAAGAACAAGAATACAAGCATCTCAACAATCTAAACTTATTGAACAACGTAAGGATAAAAAAGGTGAACAAGAATTTGAATCTGCAGGTAATGATACCATGGGTAGCGGATTTAATTTAGAAATGTTTGAACCAAGATAATACCCAATTTTTTTAATTTTATAATATTTTATTATGACAGAAGAAGCAACAAATGTTGAAGAAACTGTGCAAGAAGAAGCGCAACAAAACGCACAAGAAGCAGTAGAAAAACAAGTACAAGAACAACAAGTGGAAGAGCCCGCTATAGTTGAAACACAAAATGACGATACTAACATTACAGTTGATGAAGATGGTATGGTCAAAATTGATTTAAGAAAACAACCAAACCAAACAGAAGCACAAGATGCCGTTCAAGAGCAAGAAACAACAAGCGTGGATGTGGGCGAACGAACCACAGATAGCCAAGAAGTGGACCAAGAAGTACGGGCCAATAACGATGAAAGTTCAGTCATCGAGCTCGTGCAAGATGAAAAAACGGTAGAACCTGAACCTAGCTTAGCGGATAAAATAAAAGATATACCAAATAAGCTTAAAGAACAGGAGGAAAGTGTAAATAATAATCAAGAAGCCAGCGAGTTACCTGAAAATGTAAATAAACTGATTGAGTTTATGCAAGAAACAGGCGGGTCACTTGAAGATTATGTAAATCTTAATAAAGATTATGATAGCATGGAGGATATGGATATTCTTCGTGAACATTATCGACAAACAAAACCTCATTTATCAGAAGATGAAATAAGTTTTCTCATGGAAGATTCATTTTCATATGATGAAGAGGTGGATGAAGAAAGAGATATTAAACGCAAAAAATTAGCGTTAAAAGAAAGCATTGCTGAAGCAAAATCAAATCTAACTAGTTTAAAGAGTAAATATTACGATGACCTTAAGTTAAGTTCAAAGTTAACTCCAGAACAGAAAGAAGCGGTTGAGTTTTACAATACATATAAACAAGAACAAGATCAATCACAACAATTAGCTAAAGAGCAAAGATCTATATTTGAAAATAAAACAAATGAATTGTTTTCCGACTCATTCAAAGGTTTTGAATATAAAGTTGGTAATAACAAATATAGATTTAAAGTGAATGATGTTAATAATGTAAAAAGCAAACAATCAGATATTAATTCGTTAGTCAGCAAGTTTGTTGATGAAAACAATAATATGGCTGATGCTGCTGGTTATCATAAAGCATTATTTACAGCTATGAATGCAGATTCTATTGCTAATCATTTTTATGAGCAAGGAAAAGCAGATGCTATTAAAGAGCAAATGTCTAAATCTAAAAATGTGGATATGAATCCACGTGGCACTCATGAAGCAGTTACAACAGATTCTGGAATCAAAATTAGAGCAATTAGTGGTGAGGATAGTTCAAAACTTAGAATTAAACTTAGAAAATAACACTTAAAAATAATTTAAAATGGGATTATTTGCAACTGGTGGATCATTTCCTGCGGGATTAACTCCATCACCAACTAAAACACTTTTTGCTGGTAACTACCTTACTTTTGACTCTGGTTCAGGAGGTGGTACTTTTGCACAACAATTTTTACCTGACGTATACGAAAAGGAAGTTGAGCGCTATGGAAATCGCTCTGTAGCTTCTTTTTTGCGTATGGTTGGGGCTGAAATTCCTTCTGCTTCAGATCAAGTTATTTGGTCAGAACAAGGAAGATTACATATTGCTTATGATGATGCTACTGCAGTTGCTGCTACTAGCGTTATTACTAAAGCGGGACACGCTGTACGTGTTGGCCAAACAGTAGCTATTTCACAGAGCTTAACTACTGTTAAAGCTATTGTTACTACAGTTACTACTAATACATTTACTGCTGTACCTTATACAGGAGGTGATCATTTAACTGATGCTGGTCTTTCTGATGGTACTGTTAGTGTATTTGTTTATGGTTCTGAATTTGCTAAAGGTACTGCTGGAATGGCTGGATCAGTTGATGCTGGTTTCCAACAGTTTAGCAACTCACCTATCATTATTAAAGACAAGTATTCTATCTCCGGATCAGATGCTGCTCAAATTGGATGGGTTGAAGTTACTACTGAAAATGGAGCTTCTGGTTACTTATGGTACTTAAAATCAGAACACGAAACAAGACTACGTTTTGAAGACTATCTTGAAATGTCAATGGTTGAAGGCGAACTTGCTGAAGCTGGGGCTGGAGCTGCTGATGCTGGATATAAAGGTACTGAAGGTCTTTTTGCTGCTATTGAAAGCCGCGGAAATATTTATCAAAACTTTAATTCAGGCGAAGCTACGTTGGCTAATGCTGGCGCTGATAGAACTGCATTACAAGACTTTGATGAGATTCTTAAAAATCTTGACAAGCAAGGTGCTATTGAAGAAAATATGCTTTTCTTAAACAGATCTACTGCGCTTGCTTTTGATGATATGCTAGGAGCTGTAAATGCTCACTATAATGGTGGTACTTCTTACGGAGTATTTAACAACAGTGAGGATATGGCACTTAACTTAGGATTCAGCGGTTTCCGCAGAGGTTCTTATGACTTCTACAAAACTGACTGGAAATACTTAAACGACGCCGCTACTCGTGGTCTTACTGAAGACATTGATGGTGTACTTGTACCTGCTGGTACTTCAACTGTATACGATCAGCAATTAGGTAAGAATATCAAGCGTCCTTTCTTACACGTACGCTATAGAGCTTCTGAAGCTGATGATAGAAAAATGAAGTCTTGGATCACTGGATCTGTAGGTGGAGTTTATACGTCTGACGTTGATGAAATGAACGTACACTTCTTGTCAGAAAGATGTTTATGTGTTCAAGGTGCTAACAACTTTGTATTATTCAAGTCTGTTACACAATCATAATTACTAATGTAAGGATGGGGCGTCTTTAAGGCGCCTCTATCTTTACTTTTTATCAATTTTATTAT